CCGTCACTTCTGCCGGTAGCCGCCGGTAGTTAAAACAGTTAGGTTAGGGAGGGTTGGTCACCCACCCGACAATCACGCTGGAGCATGAATTCAACAGCTGGCTCACCTGTGAGCAGTGTAAACAGTTGTCACACCCTCCAGCAGACGACGGGAACTACACGTGGGAACTCAACGTCCTCGCAACCGGATGTGGGTACGCGTATGGACACCAAGAAGAAGGGGAGGAAGAAGAAGGCCCGGAAATCGGCGATGAAGTCTTCAACTGGCTTCACGACCAATTCATCGGGTATCCAACTACCCCTGCCACGTCCCAAACGTCAAAAACCGGATCTGAAACCCCAACCAGGAACTAAGATCTCACAAAATCCATCACCTCCCGCCCCAAAGCCACCACCTGTCGACCAACCCGTGGTGTTTGGCGTGTCTACTCCCAATCAGGCGCGCCACGATGAACTTAGGGGCAAGTTCAGGAGACTCTGTGTGTTCACCTGCAATACCAAGGATGCCATTGCTGCGCTTTATTTGTTAAACAAAGCCCGAATTGCGCATGTGGAAGCGCAAATAGCTACCACGTGCACGAACGCGAAGCTAGGGCAGTATTGCAACGTGTATAGTGCATCATTGCAACGTGCAGCTCTATTGCATTATTGCAACGTGCAACTCACACTACGTCAGCTCAAAAAGAGACTCAACCATGAGTCCGCCAAACAGCCTGTTCTGGCTGATCCACCCCCCAAGGGATTGCCAGAACCAGCCCAGTTCGAGGGACCTGTCGTCACCGACAAGCAGGTAACCGTGATTGAAGAAACGCACAAGCTTTGGAGCGAACTCCATCAGAAGCTGTCGTGCAACTTCAACCAGCCCGAGGGACCTGCCGTCACCAACAAGCAGGGCAACTTCAACCAGCCCGAGGGACCTACCGTCACCGACAAACAGGTAACCATCCAAGGCAGACACGGTGAGGAACCCAACCCACTTCAGGTGGTTTGGAACACCTTCATCGAGTTCTGCCAAGGATCAACTGGGTACGAACACAGATGTTATCTAAAACTCGTCAGGCAATTGTCCAAAATGAGTGAGGAAGATCGTATTCCTTACACAGAAGGACTACCTGAAGTGTTCAGTACAACTGATGAAGTTCGAAACTCCATACACGATAACTGTATGGAGGGCTGTTGGTTTGGAGCACGTTCCCGCCGCAAGAGACGCAGACGCGCACTGTCCGCAGTGAAGCGGATGCGATATTGCATCGAGTGTAGGGACGATGTTGTGAACAAGATTGGAAAGGACAGACTATCTGTTCCTGACCGAATCACACGAGTCACCGTTCACGATGCCATCATCAAGTGGTACCGTGAAAACAACTGGAGAACGGATGACATCAAGTCAATTTCAGGACTCACGCTATGTGCTGTCTTCACCCATGTCGAAGATGAAGTGGAGCAGTTCGCTGCCTGGAACCAAGAGTGGTACTCTACCTATGGCATGTTACACAATATGCCTGGGGCTAGCCTGACCCGCTAGTGGTGCCCTGAAGAGCATTATGGTGCAGACACCTGCGTAGATTACACTAATGAACCTTTCAACACTACCGCCAAGCACGGGTTTGAGAAGTTCAGCAGCCAGTTTCAAGACAAACTGGCCAGAAAGTGTCAATTTTCAAAAGGTGACTACATTAAGGTGCGCTCTTTAGGGTATTGCAAGGTCAAGCTCAGGAAATACACAACCCTGAGCGGTGGGGGACCTGGAGAACACAACTTCATGGTCCACAACAACTCACTCAAGAATGTGCTTCGCGCTCTTGTAGAGCGTGGCTGGCTTGTCAAGGAAGGCGACAAGCTGGCACCCCCTCCTGCCGCCAATCGGCAGGAGTTGAAGAAGATCAGAATGTTCACTGATTCCATAATTGAAGGTTTGGGCGCTGTGCGGAAATATTCAGTCTCTGAGTTTGTCGAGACGTGTGCTCCCCACAGGAGAAAACTATATCAGCAGATGGCTGATAAGCTTGAGAACCATACAAGCGTGGATAAGTGGCATTCGTTCATTAAGTTATTCATCAAAGCAGAGAAAGTAAATGTGAGCAAGAAACCGGATCCCGCACCCAGGATGATCCAACCTCGTGACCCATTGTTTAATTTGGTCGTTGGATGTTATCTACGGCCAATAGAACACCCGATCTACAACCAAATTGATCGGATTTGGAGCGAGAAGGTCAATCGTCCTGGTCTCCGTACCGTTATGAAAGGTATGAATGCGGAAGTCATGGGTGAAGCCATACGTGCTAGTTATGACCACATACAAAGTCTCAGTCATGGGCCTGCAGTTATCGTATCCATGGATGCTGCTCGCTGGGACCAACACGTCAGCGTGGAGGCTCTGAAGGAGGAACACAG